GATGGTTCCGGAACTGAACGACGACGTGTTGGACGCGATGAGCGTGAACCCAGCCGGGGTGTCGAGGGTGTGCGTCGTCGACGGGGCCGAGTACGAGTGCATGCACAGGTACTCATAGTCGCCATCTGATGCCTGAGCGCCAGAGCGCGGACTGTTTGTCGGCAGCGCCGCGGTAGCGGTAACGCCAGTCGCGAAGTACTGAATCCAGGGCGCGGGACCGCTGCTCAGGTTAAGATTCAGCCCCGGTTTGAGCAGCGACAGGGCGACAAATGCATTCTCATCGCCGATGTCGTTGGTGGCCGGGCCGTAGTGTGGGTCATTGCCGTCGAGCGGAAAGCGGTCGTTGTTGACCAGCGCTGACTTGCTGAGTGGGTCTCCAGTGACCGGAACAACCACAGCTTGCTGGGCGGCGCGAATCGCAGCTTGGTTCGGTCCGAACGTCGTAGCAGCGTTGAGCTGATTCACGACGTAGAACATGCTGGCGTTGTGGTTCGTGCGCATTGTGTCGCGCATCAACGCCATGTTGGTCTGAGCTGTCGCGGTGTCCGTCGCGTCGCCGGCATCGGTCTCGAGCTCCACAGTGTGGAAGATGTCGACCTTACGGAGGCCGGTTGCCTCTGCTGCCGAGATGGCCGACTCGAACGACGTCCAGATGGGGCCGACCGACGGATAGTTGGCGTTCACGCCGCGATGGCGGCGCAGCGATGAGCCGCTGACGGCCACCACGATGAGCAGCACCTTCTTGTAGCCGCCGTACTTGACCAGGAACTTGGCGTACTCGAGCCAGGGGCCGTAGTTCGACGAGCCGGAGTTCGCATAGGTCTTGGCCGGGCTAAGCGCGACGTCGATGTAGGTTTGCGGCGTCGTTGTATTGACGCTTGGAGCGGTCGCGTAGTGCACGACCATGTCGGCGCCGCTGAATGCCGCGAAGTGGTTGTATGACGAGTCACTCTTCGTGGAGCCGGCGTCGGCCTGTCCAATGTCGTTGCTCTGACCCTCCCAGACGGCTACCAGGTCATATGGCGACGTCGTGTCACCGCCGATTTCGCTCGCAGTTATGCCTACGGCGATGCCCGCAGAGATGCCGGGAATGATACCAACCCGGATGCCTACGGTCACTAGCTCTTGCCGTGAGAGCGCACCCAGAGCGTTCCGTTAGTGGTCACAGTCAGGACGAGGCGCACACGCTTGGACCCCAAGTTGCCCCATGTTAAGTCAGCCCCTCCGGCGGTACCTCCGGGGATGTTGAGCACCAGCGGGGTCGCGGCAGTGGCAGCCCCAGACGGGGAGATGGCGGTGTACCCAGTGGATGGGTTCTGCTGAATCCAGGCGCCAGCCGTCGTACTGTTCAGCGGCGCATCGCCATTGCTGAAGTTGCTAGTCCATACAGTGACGCTGCCGGCCAGCGTGCTGTCCCAGCGGAGGTGAACGCCGTGAATTAGCGAGGCGTCACCGCTGATGCCGATGTAGTACACGGCAGTGCCGGCATCGCCGCCGGTGGTCGTAGCGGCGCCGCGGAAGTTGTAGGTGGCGGTCTCAATCGAGGTCATAGGTCACATCCCTGCCCTGCGGTCGAGGGCCGTCGAGGTTTGGCTGCCAATCTGAAGCGGTCCGGTGAACGCTGGAGCAGACGGGGGCGGAGCCGGACCTGGGCCGGCCGGGGCCGGGGCACCGCCAGCCTGAGCCGGCGGATGGAGAAACTGCATGTGCTGCGGCGTTAAGCTGCCGTCGATGGGCACCTTGTACATGACCGCGATGGCGATGCGGCGCGGGTACGGCATCGTCTTCTGAAACTGAGGGGCCAGGGACAATAGGGTCTGCTGGGCCTCCGCGTACAGCGCCGGGTAGACGGTCCGCAGGGTCTCTGCGCCCTCGATGGTCACGTTGCCGTGCGCCAGGTCCTCCAGGACCGACGCTGGGTCGTTGACTGCCTTGACGTAGCGTGCCCAGGTCTCCAGTGCCGCCTTGGACGGATGCCAGACGCCATCGCCAGGCAGCATGCCGGGCAGCATGGTCTGCTTCGGGGCCTTGCTCGCCAGGAAGTCCAGGCCGCGCTGGGTCTGCGCCACGATGGCGTCCACGAGTTGGGGGTCGGATGCGTGGATGCGGTCCGTGATGGCGTCGTGCACTGCGCCAGGCTGCTGTGCATTGGCGAGCTCGGCCATGCGTGCCTTGAACAACACCTGTGGGTCCTTGGACTTCGCATCGTCGCCCGGGAACAGCTTGGTGGCGAGGATAGCCGCGAGCGGCGGTGCCGCCTTAGCGCCCGCCTTGGCGACCTTGCCGCCGCCCTCAAGCAGCAGGCGCGTGGCAACGGCAATGCGCTCACGGGTCTGCGCCGCCTTGGCTGCGATGGACGACTCCGCGGTGCGACCAACGGAGCCACCCTTGCGGCCCAGGATGCCCATGACTGCGCGGGCCTTCAAAAACAGGCTCAGGATGGGACCAATGACCGGGATGGACGACAGCGAAGGCACGCCAACACCGAGGGCGTGCATGACCTCGAGCGCGGTGCCGGCGTCCAGGGCGGACTTGCCGGCGGCTGATGAGGTTGGCGCATGCCCAGCCTCAGTCGCGGCCGGAGCCGTGAGCGCATCAATTTTCGCGTTGTCTGCCACGTCGCGCATGGCCGGCCCCATCGTCTTGTCGACGACCGTTCGGTCAGCGGCAGATGGCGCGGCGAATCCGTCCGCCGCAGCGGCACCAACCTTCGCATCTTCCAGCGCCTTCTGCATCGAAGCGCGCAGGTTGCCGTCAACGACGGTTTTGGTCGCCAGGTGGTCAGCGAGTGCGGCGCTCTGCGCGCCCATCTTGTCGACCTGGGTCTTGGTCGCGTCATGGAACGCGGCGGCACGAGCACGGGCGCCGGGCGGGGCTTGCTCGCCGAGCAGGTCGGCCAGCTTGGCGCTCGCTGCCTCGTGGTCGCCGATAACCTGCGCCGCCTTGGCAAGGTCAGGGCCGATGTTCTTGTTCTTGCCGTTGTGCTTGCGGAGCGCACGCTCGATGGCCGCGTCATCGGACGCAGCCTCCATGGCCTTGCTGATGTTCTTGTCGACGACGGTAGGGCCGGAGCCTTTGACGCGTAGCTCAGGCTTTCCATCGACGATGTCACGAATCTCGTACCCCTCAGGCACACCGTGGCGCTCGGCAAGGAACGCCTGGTACGCCTCGTCGCTCATGGCGGACTTGGTGCCTCCGCCCTCGACAGACATGCCCTTGATTTTGTCGAGCAGGTCCGCCATCTCGGACTTCGGAGTCGGGACCTCGGCCGGAGCAGGCTCACCGCGCGCCGAGCGGGCAGCCTTGCGGTCGAGCATGTCCTGGTAGCGTGCAGATGTCGGCCGCGCCTCGCGCTCCGCGGCACCCATGTCTGACGCGGCGAAGTTCTTGTCGTTGGCAACGCCGCGGAAGTGCTCGGCCTGTGCTGCGCGGAGTTCGGCTTTGTCCGCGGCGTACTTGGCCCGGCTGGGCTCGCTGATGTCGCGGAGTTTCTCGCCGGCATCCAGCTTGGACTTGGTCCCGCGGAGAAGAGCCTCCAACGAGCTGTCATCCGCGGATGCCGCAGCAGCCGATTCGGACGCGCCGAACTTATGGACGTCGTTCGGCCCGGGCTCGGAGCCGTATGACCAGCGGACCTTAACCTTGGCGTCCTGCTCGACCGCGGCCATGAGGCGATTGCGGCCGTCGTTGACCTGCAGCTTGCCACTGGGAGAGACGACAAGCTGGACTGGGTCGCGCTGACCCTCCTTGATTGCCTGACGCGCCTTGCCGGCTTTGACCGCGTCTTCGCCCTGACCGGGCATCTCGTACCATCCACGGTCGCGAATCTCCGAGGCCGGAACCGTGGTCACCGGGTCGGAGTCGAGCGCCTTGAGCTGGTCGTATGACGGGATGCCCTGCTCTTTGATGGCGGCAATGACCTCTTTGTCTGGCAGGGCTTCGAGGCCGGTGGCCTTTGCCGGCACAGGCGCATCGAGGCCAGCCGGCTTGCGCTTGACGGCCGTCGCGGTCGTCGTTGTCTCCGGGACCGGAGCCTTGACCTCTGCCTTGGGAGCGAGCGCGATGGACTCACGTAGCCGGTCGCTGATGTCGCGTGCTTGCTCCTGTGGGGCCCAACCCTTGTCCGGGTCCTTGGGGCGGAACCGGATGGCGACATCAGAGTTGGACTTCGCGGCCTCATTCAGTCTGTGGTTGCCGTCCTCGATGTACCACTTGCCGTCAGGCGTGATGTCGACCTGAATAGGGTCGAGTCGCACGGAGCCCTTGCGGGCCTCGGCCATCGACTTGGCATGCTCTGGGTGAATCTCATTGCCGTAGATGCCGTGCTCGGCCAGGTCGCTGGGTTTGGCGACGTAGACTGCGTTCTCTTTGACGTCATCAGCAACCTGCGGCAGATCGCGCTCGATGGAAAAGTCGCGGTAGGTCTGCAGTTCACCGGCACGAAAGCCGGGTGGCAACTGCGACTCTACCCAGTCATCCATTTCGGCACGCGAGACGGGGACCTTGGAGCCGTCCGGCATTGAAGCCTCAAACGTCCCGGCGCTGGACTTGCCGACACGCTTGACCTCGATGGGTCCCGTCAGGGATTGTGGGGCGACATCGACGGTGACAGGCGGAGCCGCGTCGGCGATGTCGGATGCGTTGAAGGCCTCACGCGGACGGCGTCCTGGATTAGTGATGTCGGCCGCCGCGCTGGACGCGGCCTGGTCGCGCAGGCCAAGCACGGGCGTGATTTGCTGCGCAATAGCAGCATCCTCGGGCGAGGCGAACGCGCGACGAGGCTTGCCGCCCAGAACAGCAGTTGCCGGCTGCTCGGGTCCAGCAGAGTCACGCAGGGCCTGCTCGAGCTCGGTCTGAGACTTCCGCGCACCCTTGCCGGCCGCGCCGAACTCGCCGGATGGAACCGGGGTGCGCTGGACGTCGGCGCTGAGCGGCTTCGACAACAAATTGTCGAGCGCTTCATCCGCTGGTGGCAGGAGACGCTCGCCTGTAGGCGACACTTCCGGTGGGGTGACGCCGCGCATCGACGTTTCGAGGTCGGCATCGAACAGACGGTCCGCCTTGCGGTCCAGTGGCTCCAGTCGCTCGATGTACGGGCCCTTGCGGACACCCTTCTGGACGTCTGGAGCCTTGAGGTTGTTTAGGCTGCTCTCCAGGTCAAGGCCAGCCTCGGAACTCAGCCAACTGTTCAGCTCGGCCTTGCTCTGCTCGTATGCCTTGATGGCGTTGACCAGTTCTCCGTGCTCAGCTGCCGCAGCGCCACGCAGCGCGGCAACCTGTGAATCGGGCGCCCCGAACGCTGTACGGGTAATGTTGTTGCCGGCCGCCGCCATGCCGTCATGGGCCGCTGCAAGGTCTAACTTCTGCTTGGCCAGCTCAACCATCTGGTCGCCGTCAGTGACCGAGTCGGTGATGGCGGTCTTGGCCTCGGCGGCGGCAACCTTGCCGGCCTCCGGCGTGATGGTCGAGCGCGGGAACAGCGACTTGGCGCGCTGAAGGGCCTCTCCAGCGAGGGTGAAACCTCCGCCGAGCGGGGCGGCGAACAGGCCATCATGTCCCACAGCCCCCACGAACCCCTCCGCGCTGAGCGGTTTGTCACCCAGTGCCACCTGAGACAGGTACTCACCGCCTCCAAACAGGCCACCCTCGACGAATCCGGTAGCAGTGCCCGTTGCGATGCGTCCAAGTGCGGTGCGTGCGCCGATATTCTCGGCCAGTCCATGTCCCACCGCACTGACCGCAGCCGCCGGTGTCTTGGAAAGAATCTTCGCCCCGATGGACTCGCCGCCAGTAGCGATTGCCGGCAGCAGCGCGCCGCCAAGCTCGCCGGCAGCCGACGCGGTCGGGTTCTCAGCGGAGAGTCCACGCAGGCGCTCGCTTGGTACGCCAGCAGCCTCAGCCGCGACGTCACTGAGGCCTAGGGTAAGCCCGCGAGCGGCGCCATAGACACCGGCCTTGAATGCACCGCCAACGCCGCCGTAATCCGCTTCCTGGGCTGCACCAGCCGACAGCCTGGACGTGTCCTCTGGGGTCTGCGCGTGCCACCCGGCAGCAATAGACGCCGCAACCTGCTCCGCGGGGACCTCGCGGACTACGCCGCCAGGGTCGACCAGCCTTTGCGGATCAGGCAATCATGTGTGCGCCACGCGCCTGGTGTGCGGTCATGGGGTTGGCAGTGTAGGTTGTACCGGAGAAGTGAACCGTTTGACCAGTGATTCCGGGTCGTAGCCCTGAGGGGAGAAGGTCGGACCTGCGCTGGAAATCGGCGGCGGCTCTGCAGGTGGAGTCGTCAAGCGCTCGAGTGCGGCCTGAGCAGCAGCCCGGAGTGGGGTCGGAGAGGTTTTCTGGTGAGCGACAATCGCAGAGTCGATTACGCCGCGAGGCGCCAGACGAAACTGGGTGTCCTTTGTATCGACAATGTCCTTGAGGGCTGCGATGGCGTCCTTCGCCTCCGGTCCGCCGGCCTTGGCGATGGCTTCCAGGTTGAGAATCGCCTGTTGCTGGTCAGGACCGACACCGCCACGGCGAACTGCGGCCTCCGCGTCGGCCGCAGCCTGCTTTGCCGCAGCGAGGTCGCCGCCATTCGCCTTGTAGGCTGCGTTGAACGCCTTGTCGTGAATCTCGGACGGGTTCTGCGTCTGCTCCTGCTTGAGGACCGTAGAAAGCTGCTGGACAACGGTGGGCTTGGCTTCCGGGGCGTCGGTTGGAGCCCAGACTACAGGCGCGCCGTCGTAGCCGGCAGCGCTCAATTTCTCGTTGACCTTCTTCTGCAGGTTCTCGTTGCTGTTGAGCAAGGCTGCCGATGCGTCACGCGTAAACGACGTCGGGTCCACGCCGGACGAGGCCATCTCCTCGAAGAACTTGACAGTGGGCTCGCGGAAGGCCGTGATGCCGTAGGCGTCGTGCAACTCCGCGGTCGCGGACTGCAAGTCACTCATCATCTTCTGCCACTCGGCGCCTTTGACGAAGCTAGACGAACCGCCGTGGTCTTTGATGGCCTGGGTCATTTTGGTTACGAGACGATTGTATGCGGTCGCGCCAGCCACCATGTCGCTGGTCTTCTGGGCGATTTCCGGTGTCCTGAAATGGACCACAGTGCCGTCTTTGTTGGTCAGCATGCCGACCTTTCCGTCGGCGGTCGGCGCCGCGACGCCAAGCTTCAGGTCTTCAGTCTTGCCAGCCTTCTGCTCGGACAGCGCAAGCTTGGCAGCTTGGAGGTCTAGCTGCTGCTGCTCTTTCTCCTTGGTCCACGACCGGAATTCCTCATCAGCCTTGAACTTCTTCTGGTCGAGCGCCAGATGTCCGCTCGAAATCGCCGCATTCGTGCGAGCGATAGCGACTTGCTGTTGCTGAAGGTCACGACTGGAGGCCCGTTCGACGGCCTGATTCGTCTTGTCGATGGCGGACTGCTCGAGCGCGGCGGCCTGCGCCTTGGCCGTGGCAATGGCCTGGGGGGCCTTGAGGTTGGCGGCCGTAGTCAGTAGGGCGTTCGCCAGCGCCTTGTCGGCATGCGCGGACTTCAGGTCGATGCGCGCCTGCTGGTCGCTGGAGAACTTATCGTACCGATCGACCGACTGATCGGCGCGTCCAGCCTTCTGGTTCAGCGCCTCGCGCTCGTGCTCTTGCAAGACGATGCTCTGGTTCATCTTGTCCTGGAGCATCTGGATAACAGGGTTGGGGCCGGACTTGTGCTGCAAGGCATCACCGAGCCCGGATAGGGCCATAGCGATGTAGAGCCCGATGTGCTGGCCGACGCCCATGTCGTTCCAGTACTTGTTCTGGTCGACCTTGTAGTTGTCGGCTTCTTTCTGCAGCGAGTCGGCGTAGGTCTGCTTCTCGGTGCGCGTCTTTTCGCGCTCTGCGTCCCACGCCTTCTGCTGGTCCTCGATGACCTTCGCGTCTTCGGCGTGCTTGTCGTAGGCAGCCTTGTCGGCATCCGCCTGCTGGAGGTTAACCCCCAGCTGCTCGGCGTTGGCTTCCTGCGCACGCTGGTCAACTGCTTCCTGACGCTGCCGCAGGGTCTCGACCTGCTGATCGATGCTTGGCGGCTTGGATGGAGCAGTGGACTTGGCCTGCGGCTGCTGGGCGCTGGGTGCTGGACCATTACCAGGCCCATTGACCGCGCTGGCCGGCACCCGGAAGTCCGGGTGCGTGGGTGACGTCGCATCGGCCGGAGGCGTGGAGCCGAGAGTAGGCGCGGCTAGGCTGGGAATCTGCGGCAGTTGAGCGGGCGGGGGCGGAGCCAGGTTGTCCGGGGTGGGAGCCTGCATGCCCTGTGGCTGCGGCATAGAGCCGTCCAACTGCGGAGCAACCGGCGCTGCCACCTGCGGGTCGGCGCCCGGAATCTGCGGCAGAGGAGACCAGCCCAGCTGCTGGGTGACCGCGTCTGGTAGCTCGAGTGGCATTACTTCTTGCCTTCGACGGCCTTCACGCGCTGGTGAAGGCGAGCGACGGATGCGAGCGCGGCGCTGATAGCCTTGTTGACGTCCAGGGCCTTGCCCTCAGAGGTCTCCATGACAATGCGCTTGCCGGCCGCGGACTTCTCCAAGTCCTGGGCCATCAGTCCATCCCAGCGTCCCTTGCCGTGCTTGGCGTCCTTGTACTCCCACGATACTGGGCCACGCAGGGCGTCCAGCATGACGTCGATGTCCTTGCCGCCGTCGGACACGTTGGTTTTGAGGCGCTCGTCGGACATCAGTGCAGCGCCCGCAACCTGTCCGCCGGCGCTGAGCAGCGGGCCGAGGATGCCATTGTTCGGTGCGGATGCGAGCCCGGTAGCCGCGTTCAACTGCGCGGCATCCATGCCGGTCAGTTGGCTCAGGTAGGCCTGAATGGCCTGATTATTCATGCCGGACTGCTGCAGCTTCGCCTGAAGGTTGGCCAGCGTCGTGTTCTGGTTCATCTGCCCCTGCTGTAGGGCGGTCTGCTGGTTGAGGCCGGCCTGGTTGGTCGCGAGACCGACGTCAGTCGTACGTCCGGCGTTCGCAACGTTCGCCAGCTGGGCCTGGGCCGCCTGCTGGTCGCTCAATGCCGCCTGCTGCGCCTGCCCGGCAACGTTGCCTTGGATGCCAGCGATGCCGCGTGCCGCGCCTAGGCCCATCTGGGCGGCGTTTCCGCCACGCGCCATGTGGGCGATGGCCTGCTGACCGGCGATGGCCTGCTGGCCGGCGCGCCGTGCCGCTAGCTCGCCTGCCCCCATCTGCTGGCCGCCGGCAATGCCCTGGAGCTGTTGCATCTGCTGCAGCTGGGCCTGGCGGAACTGGTCCTGGGGGGCGGTCGCAATCTGCGCGGGTGCAGCCAACTGGGTCTGGCCGGCCTGCGGGGCACGCTGCCGCTGTGCCTGGCCGACGCCACGGTTGATGATGCCCATGATTTGGTCGCGGTCCTGGAACTGGGTCTGTTTTTGGTCGGGGCTACCGCCGCCCACCCACCAGCTGAGGTCACTCGGGTCAGACATGGTCAGTTGCTCCTTGTAGCGGGCAGTTTGTAGAGCGGCCCCTTGATTCCGCCGGTGAGGACGAGCTCCGACAACTCGAACGCAGCGCCAAAGTTGGTCGTGGCCTCGACGTCCTGAATTTGGAACTGGATGGCCTGGCAGTCTTTGTTGAGGTGGATGCGACGCTGGTACACGCTCGAACCAGTCGAGCCGTAGGGTCCTACGCCGTAGGGTCCCGCGCCGTAAGCCGTAGCCGTGAAGTTAGTGTCGACGTTCAGGTCGAACGGCGCCGACCACTGGTACTCGTAGTTGAGCCGGTAGCGGACGCGCAGCGTGTGTGGCGACCGGTACTCGCCGAGGAACTGGGCGTACCAGACGCGCTGCCACCCCTGGAGGTAGCCAGCCATCTTGAGCCACGCCATTTCGAGCACCATCGGGATGTGGCTATTATCGTCCCTGTACAGGCCAGGCGTCTCGACAAAAACGCGTCCGTCCGTGCGGAGGTAGTAGTACAGGCCGCCGAGCGTGAGTGCATCTAGCCCCTCATGGTTGGTGAAACGCGACCACTGAGACCGCTGGTAGTCGAAGTGCAGCGTGGAGCCCAACGAGGTCAAAAAGGTGATGCGCTGGGCGACCGGGGAGAGGGTGGCAGCCGTGATGGCTTGGCTGTCGTAGGCACGGACGTCCGAGCCGATGTCGACGACGCGCCGATCGCGCCCCAACATGCGGATACCCTTGGCCGACTTGAACGCGATGCCGACGGGGGTCTGCACCACGCTCTGCGGGGCCACGCAGCCAACATCCGAGGTCACCAGTTGTCCCGGCGTGAAGGCGTAGACGTCGGGGGTCGTCGTCGGATTCGGCAGCGGCCCGGGGCCGCCGATGACATATACCGCGGTCTCACGGAACGGGTACACGGCGTCATCCATGATGCCGATGGCGGTGATGGCGCCCCCAAACGGGTCGAGCTTCTGTTTGAGCGGCTCGGCGAAGTCGACCGCAAACCCGTCCTCGAGCTCTTGGCTGTAACGGACCAGTGTGGGATCCGTCGGGTCAGTCCAGAACAGTCGGTTCTTTCCGACGCTGAGCACACCCCCAGCCATCGGGGCTGGGTCGTTGCTCAGGATGCCGCCGTTCGTGTACAGCGGCTCCTGGGCGATGAGAACGTCGTCGGACATCGAGTCGAAGAACGACCAGGTATCAACGGTCGGGTCGTTCAGGATGTAGCCGTTGTTTCCAGTGGCGGTCGGGTTGAGCGAGGTGACACGATAGAACGTGTCCGCCGTGTTAACCGGGGCCCGGGCGATGCAGACTCGCACGCGGAGCCGCGAGGTAACGCGGTACATGGGGCCGATGATGTTCGCGGATTCGCCCGATGCGAGGTTGACGGTGAACGGGACCGACGTTGGCCCGCGGTGAATCTCGCCCTGGCTGTCGACCTCCTCGTACCACGCGACGTAGGTGTACGTGCCAGCGGTCAGGCTGCTGCCGCTGCCCCCGCCGATGGTCGTGATGCTTCCATCAGGCGCGTAGTTCCATCCCGCCTCCGCCCAGCGGTTGGCGTCGTAGTTCCACGGCATTGCGCCAGCCAGGTACAACCCGCGACCGAGTTGCTCCGACTGCCAGGCGTTCAGGTCGTCGAAGTCGAGCGTGACCCAGCGGATGCCGGTCTCCGCAAATTGTCCAGCAAGGGCTGCCAACTGCTCGTTGTAGAGCAGTGGGATTCGCCATTTTCGGCTGTCGTTCGGGTCTGGGCTCGGTGACGATGTCCAGATGCTGGCTCCGTCGACCTGCGTCCCATGGGCGATGGTCGGCATGGTGCGCGCCACCGCGACGTAGTCGGACAGACGGATGAGCAGGTAGACCGAAAAGAACGGCACGTCATGGGTGACGTACACGTATGCGTCAGTGCCGTCGAAGAACGGACGACTGGACGCAGACACCCCGCGCAGCATGGATGGGATGGACACGGTGCCACCACCAGCATTGGTGTGCAGCAGGCCGATGGTCGAGTCGCGCTCGCTGGATAGGCTCTTCGAGTATCCGACGATATAGACGTCATTTCCGCTCGCTGCGACACCGACGTTCATCCAGTTGGGAGGCGTTGGGTATGACGCACTGGTCACGACGTTGGTCCAGGCGAGCCCGGACAAGTCTGACTGCACGCCGAAGGCGCTGAGCGTGGTGCCCGCGCTGACGCTGACGCCAAACACGATGGTGCTTGGTCCGTAGGTGACACCAACGTTGGACCCGGTTGTCGGAGGGCTGCTGACGTCAAAAGCGAGTGGCGACGGCAGGCCAGTCGCCGCCGAGCCCAAGACCCCGGTGACGTCCACGAACGCCACGCGCGCAATCTGTGCCGTGTCCGTGACCCACGCAATGCACGCAGGCTGACCCGCGACCGACGGAACAGGGCAGGCATCGAACCCGATGGCCTGGTTGTTGAGGTCAGTGGTTAACTGCGTCGGAGTGACCGGCAGCGTCGGGTTGTTCGCGTCCACAACCGCTACCCAGATGGAGTGCGCCGCAAAGTCCGCGTAGTAGATATGGAGCGCAGTGCCACCAACCGGAACCACGCGCGGGCGGGTTCCTACTGCGGTGAGCTGAGCGGCCGGGCGGAGTTGACGCTTGGTGCTGTCCTCGAGCACAGACCACCAAATCCCGCCGCGCGAGTCCACCCAGGCAACCACGGTCACGTTGTTCACAGTGTTCGCGTCGACCTGGCTTTGCTCGGTACCAGTCTTGACGATGGTCTGCTCACTGGCCGTAATGCTCAGCGGGTTGCCCGTGTAGGCCATGCGGTCAGCCACCGGACGGTAGCTGTACGTGCCTCCGGTCGTGTAGAGCACGAGCTCGTCATCACGGTGTCCGATGCCCTTAGCGCCCGAGTAAAGCGCGCCCGTCCCCTCGACCATCGAGCCAAGCGCGCGGTACCCGGTCCGCTTGACCAGCGTTGTTTCAGCGGTGAACACCGCGTTCTGCAGGTCGAGCAGCTTGACGGGTGGAACCTGCTTGCGGTCCTGGTCCGTATTGACGCCGCCGGCGAAGGGCAGCGCTATTTTTGCCTCGCGCAGCGCCATATCTCAGGTGTCGTAGACCAGATCTATGGAAGTGATGGTGAAGGTTGGGCCACCGGTGTTGATGACCTGCACCCAGACGGTGGTCCCGGGACTGAACGTGGTGTTTGCCGTGCTGGTGAACGAAGTTGCCGAAGTTGTCGCCGACGGGGTGCTTGCCGACAGCGCTGCATACGCGGTCCCACCGCCAGCCCCGGGCACGGTCTTTGGGGTCAGGCTGGTGACCAGCGGATCGAGCGTGGCGGACGCCGATAGGTTGATGCGCACGGCGGTGACGTGGCAGTTGTCGAGCATGGAAGGCCCGCGGATATACCCGTTGCAGGTGGCCGGAATGACCACACCAGCCGACCCGCCGATGGTGCCGATGGTGGTACCGGAAAGCTGGTTGATGTCCCCAAGGCTCGGCGTCCAGCGTACGGTGCGCGTGCCGTGCTTGTAGAGCCCGGTGCCCTGTACGGTGACGTTCGCGTTGTTGCCGGCTGTGAGGCCAAGCGTCGCCGTAATTAAACCACCAAACGTCGACGTGCTGTTCGCGGTCAGGACGCCGAACACGCCGAGCGTGGACGACATCGTGACCGGCTGCGTGATGGTATTGGTGGCCGTGATGGCGCCGGCGTTGTCGACCTGCATCAGCTGGGCGCTGGCAGGCAGGGCTGCAAGCCAGGTCAAGTCGTAGCTGGCAGCGAGCGACGCCGGACTCTTGTGTCTCACGCGGGTTGTGGGCACGCCGGCAGTAGGCTGCGGCTTGTATTCGAATAGGTCCAGGTCGCCGTGGGCGACGCGCGCGTACTGGCGGACGCCAGCGCCAAGCTGCTGGCGGAACGCGTAAGTGTCGCTTGCGTCGGTATAGTCCGCCAGCGCCGCGACGCTGATGTAGTCGCCGCCGATGCCGCCCACGCCAGAGATGTTAAGCGTCGAGCCGCTGGTCAGCTGGACGTTGTTGCCACCGGACGAGCGCCAGGTGAGCTCGTTGTTAGCCGAGTTCATGAACAGCGCGCCTGCGTACGCGGTCACTGCGCTGGTCGCCTGGGGTTGGAAGTCGACGGCCTTCAGGTTCGTGATGCTGAAGAACGAGCCGCCACTCGACCAGGGGACGTCAGCAGTCACCGTCGCTGCTGTCGCAAGTGGGACCTTGACGCCCTTGCCTGGGCTATGGTCGTGTTGGTCTACCAGGCCAAGTGCAGCATTGATGAGCGAGCCCCAGACACCGGTGTCCGACGCTTCGGTGGGCAGAATCAACGCCATGTTGGCGCTAGGCGGCTGCGGCATGATTTAGACCTCACTCATGGCTGGATGGCCCCGAACGCTTTCCATGTCCCAGGGGTCCCTGCAGCGACGCAGACCCACCCGACGAAGTCGCCGGCGATAGCGTTGGCGTTGAATACGACCTCGCCCTGCAGGTGGGTGCCGGTGCTTGGCGCAGACAGGCGCGAGGCGAACCCGCGCAGGCCGTTTTGCAACGTCATCAGCTGGTACCAGAACGACGTCGCATCGGTGCCCCACTGGACGATGTCACCGGCGGTACCGGAACTGACGTACCGCCAGCGCAGTGCACCACCGCCGAGCCCGGGGTAGATAGCCGCGAACTCGTTGGCGCCGACCTGTGTGACCAGGGATAGCGCCTTGTTGGGAAAGTTGGCGACCGCACTGGCGGTACCCGGAGCGAAGCGCTGACCGCCGATAGTCGTGACGTCAGGGGTCACGTAGCGGTTGACGTTAACCCCGCCGAGAGTGGCGCCATACGCGTCGTCGACCAGCACCGGGTTGATGATGTTGATGTTGGTGACGTCGTCGATTTCGATGTCGACGTTCTGCGGCGACGAGGTGATGTGTATGCCCTGCGTGTAGGCGGACGGGATGCCGGCCTGCAACTGCACGTTGGCGATGCGAACATGGGAGACGCCATCGAGCGTGATGCCGGTGAGTCCAGTCGCGCCGACGCCTCCGTGCTCCATGTGCAAGTCGGTTAAGCGATAGTTTCCGCTGGCGCCGATGCCCTTCAGGTAGAAGGCTGACGAGTTATTGCCCCAATTCTCCGAGGTCACATTGTCGAACAGGATGCCGGCGCAGGCGTTCGAGTTGCCGGATTGCTCGTCGATGTAGATATTGTGTCCGCCGTTGTGTAGGGCCCACGTGTTGCGTACTTCGATGGGACCCATGCCGTTGGTCGCCGTGACGCGCAATCCGATGTTGGCGCCGCCCAGGATGACGCAGTCGCGGATGTAGCTGTTGATGAACAGCGAGACGAAGCTGACCACAGCGTCGGTGCACTTGCCGTTGCCGTTGAACCGGATGCCGGTCAGGAATGCGTACTCCTGGTTACCCAAGCGGTCCTTGTTCGTGACAAGGGTTGTTCCAGCGAAGGAATTTGACGCCTTCATTTCGGTCGCGGTCGGGTATGCGAACAGCCCGCAGCCGTTCGGAAGGTATACGGTGTTCCCCGACAATACCGTACCCTTGGGCAGGATGACGGCGCCACCGTACGAGCCGGCCGTGGTCTTTGCGATGTTGTCGAGCAGCGTTTGCAGGGCCGGACGGTCGTCGGTTACGCCGTCGGCAAGAATGCCGTAATCAGACGCCAGAACAGAACCAGGAGGAGGCTCTACTGTGGCCGTGTTCGCGTCCTGCAGAGTTCCAACCTGCGTCTCCAACCGAGCGATGGCATCAGCATGGGACGTCGACTCGCGGGCCAGGGACTCGGAGTCTGCGCTGACCAGCGACGCCACGAGGCGCTGTCGCGTGCGTCCAGGCTTGACCTTGGACTTGGCCATCAGTAGCCCCAGCCCGGCTCGTCATCGTCGTTATAGCCACCGCCACCGGAGCCATATGGCGAGAGGTAGAAGGGCTCGACGTCACGCCCATCAGATGCCGTGCTGATACGTGCCGTCAGTCGCGCAATCTCGCGGTCGACCGACGACAGGTCCTGCTCTTGACGGTCACGGCAGCGCCGCCAGGCAAGTTGGTAGACCAGTTCCTCGTATGCGCTGATGGAGTTGAAATTGGCAGACGCTCCCCCATCGACCAGGATGGGCGCCGACGGGATGTACCACACCCGCAGCGTTTCATTGACGGTTGGGGTTGGGTGGAGCACCAGTTGGTCGGCGGACCCCGCTCCGCCGCTGCCTCCGCCCTGCAGGCGGTAGACGTATCGCTTTCCGTACAGATTTGCGTACTGGTGCGAGACATCTAGGTCAATCTTACGGAGCCGACGCCACCCGCTCGCAACAGATGGGTCGGCAATTTCGAGCTTGCGCAGCTCATAGAACGAGGTCGGCTCGCCGTTCATGTCACTGTCGACGGAAACCGACAAGTCGTACGTTGGTGCGTTGGCTAAGTACGTGATGGTGAACGAGCTGACCAGACGGTCATCGCGCTTCGATTTCAGGATATCCCACAGCTCGGCGATGGCTTCATTGATGAAGTCAGTGAGTAGAGCGTCGGTGATGTCCGACGAGTTCTCGTACGAACCGCGAAGCTTAATCGCGTTCCGCATATCGGCGAGTGTGACGAAGCGCGCCATCGGTTAGTAGCCCGGAACGCCCTTCTGGCCAACGATAGTGATGACGAGGAAGTCGGTCGTCGCGAGGTCAGTCGCCGCGCCGCTCGTCGCCAGGTTGGTGCCGAACGTCAGGACGCGCGTGGTCGGGTTGTAGTCCGTAACGTAGCCGTCCTTGTACGCAGCCGCGCCGGTGGTCGACCAGATGCGCAGGTCGATGTCGATGACGACCGGAATTCCATCGCTGAATTTCACGGTGTACGCGCCAACGCCGGTGCGGGTCACGTCAGCGGCAATCGTGCTGACGAAGTTGTTGCTGGAGTGCATGAATCCAGCGGAGGACGTCGCCGAGAACGTCGACGGGGCCCGGATGGGAGCTGCCGCGCCCTGCCCCTGGAGCTTGCCGTACATCGTAATGTGCTCGTACGGCATCGCGTACGACGGGTTTTCAGAGCGGTTCATGGTGGCTCCTTAGGGCAGCAGGATGACAACGTTGTATCCCGGGGCCTTGCAGCTGAAGTTGTAGTACTCGCCGATGCGGGCCTCGTAGCCGTCGTTGCCTTCCGAGACCTTGATGATGCTGCCGGCGCGCTTCTGGAGGAAGTTCGGCGCCGGGCCAGCGCTGAACATGCACCACGTCGACCAGGTCAGGACGTAGATGCGCTTCTGCGGGCAGCAGCGGTCGGTGTAGATGGTCAGGTCGTGGCCGTTGAGGTTCACGCTGAACCCCTTGAAGCCGACGGTCGCCATCTTCTTGCCGTCGTAACCAACGGCCGAGGTGATGACCCACTTACCCTCGAGCTGCTTCGACATGTTGCCGAAGGTGATCGGGTTCATGAAGCAGGTGTCCGGGTCGCCACCGATGTTGTCGGCAGCCGCGACGCCGTCGGTCAGCGCGTTGGCGATAGAGCGTCCATCGGTCGCATCGATACGGATGCCGCCCAGGTAGTCTGACTCCAGCGTACGGTCGACGTTGTAGAACAGCGTCGAGGTCGGCGCGGCATCCGGCACCCAGTCAGCAAGACCAGACGAGGCCAGGTTGCCCGAGCCAGCGGCGATGGCATCACCATTCAGGTAGATGTAATCGGTGTTGGTGGTACCCGTGATGGCCGTCGCGATGGCGATGGTCGTGGTGAACGAGCCGGCAATGCGGTTGACGGTCGCGATAACCGCCGTGGTGCCACCGTTGCGGAGTGCGCCGCCAAGCGTGGCCGAAGACACGATGACCTCACCCTGACGGATACCCCACATGGACGAGATGTCCTGGAAGGCCAGGTTGACGGTTGCCGTGCTGACCACACCATCCAAACGGCCGACTTCGCCGGCCTGGGTGCGGAAGAAACGGAAGTTGATGTAGTTGCCCTCGGCCTCTAGGCCGTTGTCGAACTCGTCGAAGGCAGACTCGAACGCGTCTTCGTCGCCGGTCGCGGTTGCCTCGATGGCCTGGTTGTCCACCTTGGCGATGCGGTAGTGGCTCTTGCGCGTGACGTTGAAGTTCTTGTAGGTCGACGTGTTGTTCGTCGCGTTGGTGACGGCGATACCGAAGTTCGACGAGCCACCGCCGGGTAGCGCGGTCATGATGGGCTGCACCCATTCACGGCCGCCCACCATCTTCTTTTGCGACTTGGCGAGCATGCCAACGGCGCGGTTCTTCTGCATCGCCATGCGGGCGACCTCGAATGGGGAGTAATGCTCCTTGAGCATCGGGTCGAAAGCGGTCAGGTCCAAAACAGCCATGGTCGTATGTCCTCAGGAAAGGTTGGTTGGTGTCAGGCCCCGGCCGACGGAAAGTGCTTGGCGCGCAAGGCACGGGCTTGTGCTGCGCGGCGCTCGTGGCGGTCCATCGGTTGCGAGTTCTCCTCGTCGATGGCCGTCGTCTCGGTTGCTGGCGCGGGCTTCGACTGCGGCTTCGCGGCTGGACCTGATGCCGCTCCTGGTGATGCCGTCGTGGTGGCCTTGGCCGGCGCCGGGGCGGGCGCGGTCGGGGTGGAGTTGAGCTTGGGGCGCAGGCGCTCCGCCTTCTTGACGGTCTCCTCTGCCTGCGCCTTGAAGTAGTCTTCGGCGAGTTGAGCAGCGGACTTCCAGTCGACCTGGTCGCCGCGCTTAACCTGCTCCTTGATGACTTCGAACACGATACTGGACGGGTCGTCCTGCTCGTGGAGGAACGGGAACGAGTCGGCGGCTGCCGACACGAGACCGCGCACCTGCTCGAGCGCCTTGCGCTCGTTGGCAGCGGCATCGGCGGCCTCGCGGGCCTGCTTGGCCTCCTGCTCGGCCTTGGTGCGGGCCTCTGCAATCTTCTGCTGCTCGCGAGTCAGGTCGGCCTTGTATGCCTTGACGGCGCGGACAGCCTTGCGGCTCTCCATGGCCATCTTGACCTCGGCGGGGAGCTTTACGCCGAGGCCGGTCTCGGACAACTCGGTCACAAGGTCGGTCAGGACGTCTTTCAGCTCGCCGTCGTCCGCGGTGCCGTAGAGGTCGCGGAGGTGGGCCATCATCGTGGCACCCGGCCGCTCAATCCACGACGTGCGGTCGGGAATCTGCTTCTCGCGCTCGGCCAGCGCAGTCTTCATCTCAGCGAGAGAAGCGCGCTCGCGCTCCAACTCAGCCTTCGCGTCGGCATGGGCCAGCTTCTCACGCTCGAGGGTGGCGCGCTCGACCATCATCGCGGCGTCAGGCTTGGCGGCAACCGGTGCAGCAGGCGCTGGCACCTTCGCGGCCGGTTTTGCCTCGGCCTCAGTCTCGACCGGGACCAACTCATCAGCCTCGACCTCCGACGCGGTCTTCGCTGGGGCCTTCGCAGCTGTCTTGGTCTCCACAGCCATCGGGACAAGGTCGCCAACCTCGAGCTCGCCATCGTGCTGTTTGGCGATAGAGCGGAACATCGCCTTGACCTTGTCGTTGATGACTCGGCTCTGGCGTCGTGGCTCTGCTGGCTCAGCGTTCTCCTTGGGAGAGGCAGTGACAGCGCCCGGAGTGTCGTTCTCGTCGGCGCCGGCGGAGTCATCCGCGGAGTCACTGGGCATGTCGATAGCGGGGGTGTATTCGTCGCTCATTGCATTCCTGTCACGGGCATGCCAGCAGCCATCATGGATGTGGCTCCGCCCATCGGGTCAGAGATGGTTCCGTCGATCCCGCCCATCGGACCGATGAGCGGGGCGAGTTGATTCGGAGTCTGCATGCCACCCATGGGCATCCCAGGCGGTCCGCCAGGCGTAGGTCCAGGCGCACCAGGCATCGGTCCGCCCTGGTCAGGCGGCGGCGCGCTCGGAGGTGCGGCCATCTCCTTGAGGCCTTCCAGCATGGTCAAGAACCACCGATAGCGCCCCTGGAGCGCATCACCTGCGCCCTCACTGTACGCGTTGCCCAGCTCGCCCAGGGCCATCTGCTCGGCGAGCATCGGGTCCATCTGCGGCGTGGGCACACACTCGGAGATGGGTACGGACTCGTCGCCCAGCATCTCCATAACCTTCTCCAACATCCGGTACGGCCCGAGCAGGTGGCGGAATGAGCGTTGGAGGTCGGGCTCGTCGAACAGCGACGCAGTCTGCATCGGGTTCGTAAGCAGGCCGGGAATCTTGCCCAGGTCGCCGAGGGCATCGAGCTTGCCAGCGCGGGACTCGGGCAGGAAGTTGATGGGCTCCATTGCGAGGTGGTACGCGCCGCCGTCGAAGTCGAAGCGGTCCCACTCGATTTGGTCAATCCAGGGCGCCAACTCGATGGGGTGCGACTCGCCGTCCTCGTCCTTGCGCGTGGGCAGCTTGCCATCACGCTGGTCCTCGGCCATCTCTTTGGCCTCGTCGAGGATAATCATGCCGACGTCGACGCGGGCCATCGCGTACTGCGTCTCGAACTGGCTAAAGCGGTCAGACTCGATGTCGTACATCGTGTCGAGCGCCTTGCCGCTGGCGTTGGGGCCCAGTGGGTTTTTCGACGCAGCGGCGGCCTGGCTGATGCCGCTGATTTCGTACATCTGCTGGATGAGCCAGCGCAGCGAGTCCATCGCCTGGCGAGACGCGGGGTCCGGCGCGATGAATACGGGCGGCGGACCGTCGGTCTCGATGATGGCGGGGTGCCGCGCCCGCATGTGGTTCTTATCGACGTTCGCCTGGCGCTGCTGAAAAATCTTGAGCGCGGAGCCCCAGTAAAGGGCCTCTTGGTGGTCACGCCAAAGCTCGTTAACCTTGTGCTGGCTACCGGCGAGCTGCTGAATCAGCCCGATGCCGTAGTAGCCGCGCATCGACGGCGTCCACTGCACGCGCGCGAATGGGAAGCGCGGCCGGCACCAGGAGTCCTCCTCGAGAGGCAATCCACCGTCGCGAATGCACACGACCATGCGGCCATTATCCGCGTCTCGGCTTGTTGGCAGTCGCCAGCCGTAGCCCACCTCGACTTGGTCCAGGTCCATGGGCATGTCGTAGTCGTAAGACGTCCAGTAGTCGCGCGGTGCTGGCGACAGGGCTAGGATGCGGTCCCTGGCCTTGGGATACCGCGCAATCAAGATGTCGCGGTCGACCAGCTTGACTCGCGCCATTGTGCGGGGCATGCCGTTACGCGCCTCGCCGTCGTCGAAGACGAGCTCGGAGCGAGGGAACCGCTCAATGCCAACGTCGCCGCCGTCGCGAAAGGCCTGCACGAAGCCGTCGCCGCGCACGACTGCGTCGCGCATCATCATCGGCAGCATGCGCTCGAAGTTGGGCTGGCCAATCTTGCGGCGCAGCACCCGCGAGGCGCGACGGGCGTACAACTTCTCCGTATACTCGGCGTCGTCGCACGAGATGATGGGCATCGGGCGGCGCTTGCCGTTGCGCGCAACGATGGTGTCAACCATCGACTGCAGGACGTTCAGGTAAGACGAGGCGCCCTGCTGCGCGCGCAGGAAGTCCATCGCGGCAGTGGCGATGCGCCGACCCACAGGACGCCCCTCGTAGATGGCCTCGTGGAGCAGGTCCATCGTCTGGTACGCACGCAGGTAGGCGCGCCGCGTGTCAGTCCAGGCCCAGAACCCGCTGGTCGCCTCTGACTTGCGCTGGCGCCACCAAGCAGCAGATGGCCCAGCTGGCACGTCATCGTCAGGCGCATCGCGCCCAGGACGCCTGTCGGCGACGTCCCTCTTCTTACGGGTCGCCAGCCGTCAGGCTAGCGCGTAGCTGGTGCGCGGGACGTGCCTCGGGCCACGCGATGAGGCGTGGGTAGGTCGTGATGTTGATGCGGTAGTCGTCGGTCATCGCGGACCAGGACGTGGTGACCTCGAAGCATGGCTTGCCGAGAACCTGAAGCGTCTGAATCTCAGACCGGGCGCCACACTCCGCATACGGAGACTCGTGGATGACAAGGCAGTCAGCGGGCGAGTAGCCGAGTGCGGTGACGTGACGACACGCCATTTCCATGGCCGCGATGCCAGGGGAGAGTGCTTCGTTGATTCGACTGGAGACGTCCAGCATCACTTCACTCTCACAACCGGTTCGAGACCGGCGGGGACGTTGAGGTCTCGGGCGACGTCGTCCCATATCTCGGAGCCGAACGTCTTGTAAATGCCGTCCAGGCGAGGGTCCTGCTTGGGTGGCAGGGTGGCCGTCCCCGCCTGGACGGGTGCCGTAGCCAGGTCGACGCGGCACGCGCCCACCTGAACCGTGGATAGCGAGATGCCGCGCTCCAGCGCCCAATCAAGCAGTCCCTTGACCTGCTCAACGTCAGTCGTAGGCGTTGACTGCGACATCTTCGAGTTCCCGCTCCTCTCTTAGCATCCATTCCGGGGTGTTGGGAAGGACTTTGGGTGGTGGCTCACGGAAACGGTGGTGGTAGCTGTGGCGGTGGATATACAGGTACCCATCTGCGCTGTCACGATGAGTCCTGGGGTCCTCTTGCAAGGACTCAGGCAGGCCATCGGCCATCGACTTGAGCCGGTCCAGGCGATGAGTCTTGTACTCGGCGATGACCGGCGACCCCAGGCGAAACTGCAACTGCTTCTTGCGCAGGTCGGTGTTGAGTTGGCGGATGGCCATGGACTTGTTCGGCTTCTCGGCCTCGATGATGGGGATGTTGTAGCGCTCCATCCAACGCCGACTCCAGCCCTTAACCGCTGGCTTTCCGCCGCCGCCCGCGTCCGCTACCCAGAGCCCAACGGTGGCCATCTCAGCTACCCGCTTGAGCACATCGGCCATCTCATCGTAGTCGAGCCCGGCCATCTTCCAGGATGCGACCTCGTACAGGATGGGGTCAACCAGTGACCAAGCAACCATCGTCCAGGCGAATGCGCGAGTAGTGCCGAGGTCGCAGCCGACGCCGATGGTGTAGCGGCGCTTCTCTTTGACCCAGCCGGGCAGGTCGAGTAGGGCGGTTTTGACGTCTGGAAATCCGTCCTCAAATAGCCGCATCGGGGCGTAGACGACTTCGGCCTCGTTGACCTTGTGTAGGTCGTAGACGAAGCGGGCATCCTCCTTGACCCAGCGCCCGTACCACTCGCGGAGCAGGTCGGGGTCATCATCCTCCCAGCCGTTCTCGGCGATGGCTGCGCCGGCCGTGCGCTCCCAGCGGAGGCGGATGGCCGCCTTCTCTGCCTCGGCCTCATCAGCAAACGGGCCGACGAGGTCATCGACGCCAGCGCGACCCGCGACGAACCACTGACCGTCCTGCCAAACCGGCTTGGCGAAATACGGGTTGTCGACGACAGAGAAGTTGTGAACCTCCCAGCCCTTTGTTGCTCCATCGTCGGTGCGCGTTACGTCATAGAAGAATCCAGTGCAGTCGCGGCCCGGTGTGCCTGTGAGCCAGACCTCGCCACCGAAGTCCGCCGAGCCAGCCTGTATAACGGACTTGTAGAATCGCTCAAGCCATTGAAAATCCTGGCTTTCATCTATCCAGATGACATGCTTGGCGAGGCCACGGAGCTTGTTGATGCTCCGCTCGTCGTCGGCGCCGAACAACTCAATCAGTGACCCGTTGCTGAACACCAGTTGGAGGTCGCCGCTGCGGATATCCACGCGGATACCACCCATATCGACAGCCTCGACACCGCCTCCGCTGTCGAGCGGCTTGCCGTACTGGTGGAGCAGATCGACGAGTCCAGTCGCGGTGTCGTTCATCCAGGCGCGGCTGCGAGCCTCGACTCGTGTCGTTGTGGCGTACACGGCACGAAACCGCGGAGTCTCCAGCGCGCGTGCAATCAGCTCTGTGCAGCCGCCCGACGTGGCGCCCGACCGGCGGGTCTTGTTCGTGGCGCGGCGCTTGTGCTTGCTGGTGTAGAACGCTGCCTGCTTCGGGTAGTAGAACGCACGCAGGCGGTCGACCAACTCGCGCACGGTAGACTCGGTCTGCTTGCGCACGTCAAGCTCACGCCGCTTGGCTAGAAGCCGTGCGATTCGGTCAGTCTCGCTCACCCATCGGAGGGGCGGCGCTTCTGGTGCCGCATCACGACGGATTCGTCTCCGCCTCAGTCGCGTCCCTGACCTCAATCTTCAGCCCGAGCCGAGCCAGCGCAATGGCTGCACTGTCGCCGAGCATGTAGACCCGCGCCAGGCACTCGGGACAGGTCGCGGACTGAATGGACTCAGCGGCGAGGTGCCACTCTGTGACGGAGACTGAGCCCGCGTTGGTCTCTGTGCAGATGCCGCAGAACGTTGTGCTGGACACATCGTCATCGATGGCCTCGATGTGCATCACGTTGCTCACGACGGCTCGCTCGCCTTCCCCGGCTCGAACGTCGGGCAGAACGACCGTGCCAGCGCAGTCCCATCAGGCGTTGCCAGCCACTGGTCAGCGCCCGAGATGGGCCACTCGACCAGACAGGCGGTCAGTTGGGCCAGCGCCTCGACCGGAGTCTTGCCGTGGCCGCGAAGGGGCGAGTTGACCCCGTCGATGGACGACGTGCAGGTCTCGCCATCGTCAGTTACGGTAAGCGTGTACTCGTACTTCTTCACATTCGCTCCGTCTTAACGCCGTGCATCGCCAGCCAATCTTCCACCTCAGAGTGCACCTTGGCTACGCCCTTGGCCATAGACGCCTGGCCCTTGGACAGTTCTTCGTGTGGCGTCTCGAGATAGATGACCCGGTCTACTGGAGGTGCCTCACCAGGATGAGCCTCACGCCACTTGCGCAGCGCGCGGCTCGCAGCCACGCCTTCGATAACCCACGGGCCGGGCTCATCCATCCATAGGCTAGCGAGTCGCGATGCCTCAGACCAACTATCCTTGCCAAGGTGCGCGGTCTCCGCGATAAGGTCGTCGGTGTGCTTGACCGGACCAACCATGTTGTTGGCCATAGTGGTCTTGCCGGTCCGCGGACCACCGGTGATGACAACCCTGCTCACGGTTCATCCTTGCACGCGGCCTCGCTGTGCCGCTCTAGCGCGGCCTTGTACCGCTCTTGGGCCGCGCGAAGTATCTCACCTGCTGCACGCAGTTCGCGGGCTGCAGCGCGGAACTCCATGTAGGCGGCTTGACTGTCGCCTGTGAGGATATGCCCACTGTTGGACGCGGCCTCTTGAAGAGGAGGCATCGGCGCAGGCTGCGAGTAGACCTCGCGCGGGTTGCACAGCGCCTCGGCCAGCGTCTCTTCTGACTCAGCCGAAGTGATGCTGGGCCCATGCGTCACCACTGCCTTGTTCGGCAGTTCGGAAATCATCTGACGCACCTTTCCGCTAACATGACGCGGCTGCTTGACTCCTTCTCCGTGCTTGGGAAGCGCCGAGACGCGAGATGACTGCAGCGCCCACCCGTCGATGCGCTGCGGGCCGGCCTGATGTTCTGCCTCGAGGGTGGAGGTCACATGGCTGTGGCGACGCAGGACCTCGAGCGGAATGCCAGCGGGCGCGCAGAAGACGCAGTACTGTCCCTTCTCCTCGTCGCACGCGCAGGACCCGCTCACTTCTTCACGTCCTTCTTGACCGGTAGGTCCTCCCACTTACGCTGGGCCACGTTGCTCCAGCGGACCTCGCAGCGCTGCGGAGGGTCGATACCGCGCCACACCAGCGCGAACCATCGGTCGTCAACCTCTTCCACGCGGATGGCCTGCATCAGCGAGTCAGTGCTTCCTGATTGGATGGACCAGCGGTCGAGGTTGCGACCGCCAATCTCAACGGGGGTCACGAACTTTAGCATCGTGTAGCCGCGGGTCACTGCAGCACCAGCCTTCCGCCGTCAGGACCAGTGAGAACCGACGTCCTCTCGAGTTCGGTCACAATGGCGACCACGTGGAGTTCCTGGACGAGCAGCAGTTCCTCTCCGTCATGCGGCACGACGATTTGCTTGCCGTCGTTGACGCGCCAAATCATGACGATGTCGCCAACCTTGACGCGAGGCGGCACGATGACGCCCTGCGACGTGGCTGAGCCCTCACCGGTCGAGACGACCTCGCAAATCTTGTAGGGCGTGCCATCCAGCGCGATGTCCGGGATGTACAGCCCGCCCTTGGTCATCTTGTTGTCGTCGATGACGCGAAGCAGCAGGCGGTCGAAAATGGGGGTGAGCTTCATGTGGTCCTGGGTCCTGGTTTGTTTACTTCAAGAACTCGGCAAGGGGGACGTACACCGCGCACGGGTACCGGCGACGCAGTTGGCGTCCGCTCGGCCCGTCAGAGGTGCACACGACGGCGGCGTCCTGCTGCACACCGATATGGCGAAGGAGGGCGCCGGCGATGCCGCGTTGGCGCTCCTCCTTCCTGACATAGCAGTAGTAAATAGTCGGCACCGCTGGGCCTGCACAGTACAGCACCCATCCGACGATGTAGTCGCGGTCCTGCTCGCGCACGCAGACCAGTGCCTTGGTGTCGGGACGGTCTAGCACCTCGTCAATCTGCTCGCCCAACTGCTTGCCCGTACGTGACCCGAGATGCCTCTGGTGGGCATGGGTCGACAACACGGACCGAGCCCAGGTCGAGGCGATGTACGACTGGTCGGACGGCTTGGGCTGGCGGATGACGGCGGTCATGGGTCCTACTTCTTGGCGTCGTTGGCGTGTGGGTCTCGGAACTTGCGGCCGTCGACCAGTAGGCACTCATCGAACTCGTGGCGGAAAGCGTTGGTCACGAGGCGGATGATGTGCTTGACCTTCTCATCTGCGTCCATCTGCAAGGATTCGGCACAGCCTACGACTTCCAGCATGTGGACGTAAATTGACTCATCGGGATGCTGGATGTCGTTCACGCCCCATGTCACCCGGATGTCGAATGCGTCAGAGGTGGCCGAGTGCCTCACGTGGAGGCTGACCGGGAACGGCCACGCCTTGTGCATCGTGACGCGAGAGATGGCGCGCTCCCACGCCTGGAATTCACTCATGGGTTCCTCGGCATGCCATACGGCTGAAAAATCTGCACCCACGCGTCCCCGCCGTGGACCTCGACGAACCACGCGCGGTCGGGCCAGTACTCGCGCATCGACTCCTCGAAGTGGGACGCGAGCACATCGAAGTCGGCGATGTCCCAGCCGTCGATGGGTAAAGTCTCGCGTCGCGCATGAGAGATGACGGCCTCGCACACGTGACGCAGGCGGTCACTCAGGACGCCGATGTCCTCCCCGTCGACCCACGCCAGCCCAGGCTCGAACGTCATGTCCGAGTCGGTCAGCGTGAGGCGCACGTAGCGCTCAACGGGTGGGCGGGTCACGGCTCTCTCATCAGCTTGAACACCGGGTTCGCGCGGAACACTAAGTCAGGCGCAATCTCATCGCTTAGCTTGTCGTGGTCCGTGCAGACGGGCGGGCGCTTGGCACGCTCCTCCTGCCACGCCAGCACCTCAGGGTCCGTCGCCTTCTCCTCGTGCAAGTCGCAGCAGATGTTGCAGCAGTCGTGGGACATGAAAGTCCACGGAACGGCGCCAGCGTTGCGGCACGACAGTCCGGTATTGTCATCGTGGACGTCGATGTGAAAGCGCGGACAGGTCTCGCGTTCCCACTTGTCCTCACGGCGCTGATCCACCACGTACTGCTTGATGCGCGTGCCAGGCGTCGGGTAGTAGTCCTTCAGCGTGGAGTCGAAGGACGAAAGGCTCATGGACTTAGACATGGAACTCCATCCGGTCTTCGAGCCACTCGATTAGCTGCTTGACGTCCTCCAGGCTGTACGGTGGCTTGAGCAGTTCTGACGCATGTGCACTTAGGCGTCGCATGGTCACGGCATCATCACGGTGCAATTCAGCCATAACGCGCATGCGCAGCACCTCGTCGCGGATGCCGGAGTCCGTCGCACCGCAATCGTAGGCGCGCAGGCCGCTGATGGCGTCAGCGAACTCCTCATCGGTCATTGGCGCGCTCACTGAGTCACCCGCACTTCTGGCAGTTGCCGCAGCGCCTTCTCAAGCTGGTGGTGAATGCTCTCGCCCCGGTCGAACCGATAGCACGGCGGCGTGTGCCCCACGCAGGCGACCTTGAACGCCTGGAAGTTGGCAATGCACTCACGGCACCCCGGGTACGCGATGTCGCGCTGGTTGATGTACTTGCTGCGGCTCACGACTTGTCCGCCTTGTGGTCTGCGATGAGTTGGATGCACTCGGCCACGGTCATGCCGCGCTTGGAGTACTCGACCGGCTGGACCCACGAACCAGTCCGGTTGTCGCCGTTCGGATTCACCTTGGCGAGCGACGTGAACACGAGACTTGGCCGCGCCGCCATCTGGGTAACCATGTCCGGCGTGTACATCTGGCGTAGCATCCAGGCGAACACCGAGACGTCCATGGTCGAGATGCGCGCCCGCTCCGCCTTCCACCTGCGCCGTGCGAACAGCCGATACCAGGGCGGACGCTGGCCGAGGTCGCGGAGGCGTTGCTCGCGCTCGGCGACAAGTTCTGGGATTTCTAGGACGCTCACCTGCTGCCTCCATGCTTGCGACACGGGACACCGGAAACTCCGTCGACTGAACATTGGTGGCACCATCCGGCCTCATCGATGGCCGCTTGTCGCTCCTTGAGCATGCGCACCGTGTCCAGGATGCACTCTTGCTGCACCTGCTTCCACAGATCCTTCGTGTACGTCACCTGGTGCTCCTCGTTCGGGCGGAAGGACTCGAACCCACATTATTCTGATTCAAAATCAGACGTCTTGTCCAGTTAGACGACGCCCGAGTGGCCGAGGGTGATGGAGTCGAACCATCGTTTCTCGGGTCAGAGCCGAGCGTCGTAACCACTGGACCAACCCTCATTGAGTTCACATTCGCTCCGGGTCAATGAACTGACGCAGCGCGGCCAACTCGGAGACTGCCGTCCAGAACGCCGTGCTATTGGTCCTGACACCGCCGTGCTTGCGGCACTTGGTCACGCCCCAGATTTCGCGGGCGCACCATACGCACCAAGGCTGGAGTTGCTCGCGGCTCACTTGACCTCTGGCTCCGTGATACGGAGTTCGAAACCCCACGGGTCAATTGCCCAGCCCATGCGCTCAGCGAACAGCCGCAGCATAGACCACTCTGTTCCGTTCTTAGGTCGGATGACCATCTGGAACCGTGGCGCGATGCCGGCTGAGTACTGTTCCTGCTCCATGATGCCGATTTCAGCCTTCACTTCTGCACCTTGACCTTAAACCCCAGGAAGATGACACCGAGCTCGATGTCACTCGGTACCGGGCCCCACATCGGCACGGACGCGTAGACGGGGTCATCTACGGCCGGGATGGCGACTAGGGTGTTCTCACTGGTCACGAACGCCGCATCGTCGATGGTCATGGTGACCTTCAGCCCGTCGTAGTGCAGTGTGCCAGGCGACAGGCGCGGCGTCGTGGCGGTCACGTCCTCGGTCACCATGCATGGCACGTCGATGTAGTCGCTCACGGGGTCCTCAAGTTGCCGCACATACCGCGGTAGCCGTTAAGGTTGCAGTGCGCGCCACAGATGGAGTTCACACAGTCGTAGTCACTGTTGCAGAACTCGTTGCACTGGGTGTGCGGATTGAACTCCGGCGCCTTGGGCTGAGGCGTGGTGTGGCACGCGAACATGACGCACATGACAGCGACTGACAGGACAAGGAGTTTCATTGAGTAGACCTCCAGAGTTCACGAGATAGGACGCCGCCGAACTTGCCGACTCGGCATGAGATGCCGGGCCTCGACTGCCACGTTGGCAGAGACCTCGAACGGTCCAGACACTCGCCGATTTGACGTAAAAGATCGGATAACTGGGCCGGTCGATAGTGTCGACCTTCGTCCAATATTACATTGCGGTACATTTGTTCGCGCGTGACCGTGAAGCTCCGCGCAGTAAGACGCCACTCATAGCTCGGGTCGTTACGGTTGCGGAGTCGCTCGCTGAACCACGCGCGTCGTGTCACGTTCTGCTTGCTGTACGCCCCCCAGGTTAAGTCCCATGATGACCACGTGCTCCCCATGGGTTGCCCGAGCCCCTCGCACGCCTCGTCCATGACGCGCTGTGCCTCGTCTTCGCGCCCGCACTCGGCGAACTCGCGGGCCATCTGGACCAGGGCCAGGGTGTTCATCGGCGCACCTTGGCTCGGTGGCGCTCCGGCCGGTCCAACACGGCTAGTTGCTTGGCGTTCAGCATCGTCCGCACATCGAACTTCTGAGCAGCCCGTTGAATCGCCATGCCCAGGTCGTACGCCACCTGGCCCCAGTCCCAACGGCTCGAGTGTCCGTGCGGCGGTCCACCGAAGCCACGCACGCCAGCGGTGATGACAGCCTCGTACCACTCGCTGCCACGGATGAGGCGGTCGGCGTTGAGCGCGGCCTGGGCCGAGGCACGGGATAGGATGGTGATCACGGCTTGCTCACAGTCCGGCGATACACGTACTCGACGTGGTCAACATTTCCGCTGGTGTCGTACTTCTCATCGTAGCGCTCGTACTCAAAGAATGTGACGCCGTCCCAGTCGCAAAGCAGGAAGCTTGGTGCCCCATGGCTGATGCCCCAGCATCCGGCAAGCGGCCCGTCGAAGCACGTGACCTTGACTTGCTCACCAGGCAGGATGGCCGGCTGCCACTCGTCCTGGTCGATGACGCTGCTGGCCGCGAGGTTGTCACTCATCGCAGTCACTCCACGTGTCGCAGGTCACCCGGGTCCGCTCGCGCTCGGCGTCGGCCTTGGCGCTGGCCTGGACCTTGGCGCGGAGCTGCGCGCTCCAGTGGGCGGAGACGGCGGCGCGTTGGGCGGGCGTGAACGGCATGCCTAGTCCCTGACGTGCGCCCGCGTGGCGCTCCTGGCGCTGACGCTCGTCAATCTCGAGCAGCTTGAATAACCGCACGCCGTCGTATTCGATGTCCAGCGGGTCAACCTTACGTGCGGCCTCAATTTCCTTCCTAGCCCAGCCGCGATCCTCGCGCAGAATAGGCCAAACCTCACCGGCCTTGTTGATCTTGGACCCCTGCGCCGCTGCGTGTTCGCGCAGCATCATGTCCTCTGTCGGATCATGGAGTTGGACCGCACTTGCTCCGTACATCAGCGGAGCGGGCTGGTCGTCCAGCTTCACCGAGTACATGTTGTTCCACGCGTAGCAATTGCGGACCACCGTGCCCAACTTGCCGTACACCTGGACTCGCGTTCCCACTGCGATGCCGTTGGTCGGCTCGGGCTGAGCCGTCACCTCAGCCTTGGTGAACCAGAGGACGTCCGAGTCACCGAAGATGGTCTTCAGGTACTCTCCCTCGATTCGCTCAACCTTCCCGGTCTTACCGCGGTACCTGGACGACACGCTCTGGTTCACCGTAACACGTGACCCTACTGCGATACCCTGATTCGCTGTCATCCCGTCACCGTGCTCTACCCGTGCGCCCAAGTCAAGCGAGAGTGTGCCGCTACCCCACGGGTACCCGAGGCGAACCCCACGCGGTCACGGGATGGACGTATGGTGAGGACATGAAGTTCATCCCACTCCTGTTCTACTTCCTGCTCCAGGGCTGCGTGTCAGCCGAACCCCTCGCGGTCTACTGGTGTCGCCAGACCTGCGACTTCGGACACGGCGCTGAGACTACGTACTCCACCTACGTAGCTGCCTTGTGCGAGGACGACGCCGTGGACCAGATGGTCGAGCTGGGCGAGTGGAAGTCTCCGGCCGCGTGCGTGGCGCAGTGCAAGGAGGCCCAATGAAGCGTGTCCTGACGTTCGAACTGACCGGTGAGGAGGCGATGAACATCGTGGCAGACCACATTGCAGCCAAGAACCTGAAGACTGGGGCAACATACAGCGGAACCGTGTCCTTCGACCGCGACCTGAGAACTGTGACCGTGACTCTCAAGACGGAGGCAGGGTGATGGCGGGCCGTGGACTCAGCGTGGAAGACCAACTACTCAACAAAGCCAACGTGGGCGGCTTCGAGTCAAGTCGTGCCGTGACCATCAAGCGCCTCGCCCTCCGCTACGCCGCTGAGCGTCTCGAGCGCGCAGGAGAGCACGGGACCTCGGACTGTGTGCGCCTGCTCAGGCAGATGGCGGATGACCAGTGAAGCGCGAATGGGGAGGTCGCTGGTGCGTGGTGCAGCTGGACGGCTCGCTGTACCCGCAGCGGTTCTCGAGTCTGAGCCGGGCGCGAGCCTGGGCCAGGAACTGGAACAACGGACAGCGCAACGAGCCAGAGCGGCGCGCCCGCGGCCTCACGGCAGTCGTTCGTCGCTTTAACCGCAAGCAGATGAGGTATCCATGACTATTTCCGACGCCCTGCTCGAACTCGAGTCCATCGGCGGCAGCGTCCGCGTCTGGCGCCCTGCCGCTGGTCGACTCGCCCGCATCTACGTGAACTCGTCCTGGCGCAAGAACGCGCAGGGACTACCTGACGCCATCTGGTCCATGTCAGGGGACCGTGACGACACCGTGGACGACCGGCGCGTGTGGGTCGGAGTTGCGAAGGTCATCGAGGACAGGAGGAGTGTGCCGTGATTCCGCAGGTAGCTACCCCACCCGTACCTGGTATCTATCGGCGATAGGACGTAAATACATGGCATGAGCAAGCACACGGCAGACGAGCAGTTCACGGTAAACGCAGCCCTCGGTCGGATATTCAAGTTGATGTCTCGGCCGGCGCAACTGGGTGACGAAGCCGAGTACGAGCGTTGCCGAGCTGCGGTGCTCGACGTGGTGCAGCCGATTGACCCGCTGGCGCACCGGGCGACGGAGGTCACTACGCCGGATTACATCCGCGACCGACGCCGCGGCGCGGCCGGCGATTAGACCTACGTCGCGAAGGGAAGAGACAGCCATGACCGAGTACGAATACCTCCTCCAGGTCCACACCACGCTGGCACGCGTCATTGACGAGTACGACGTGAGCAAGCCCGAGGACTGGCTCAGCATCTCGAAATGGACCAACGACGCCCTTGACTGGCTCAGCGACTGTGGGCGCAGGCTCAGCGTTGACGAGTGGAAGACCGTATACGACCTGCACCGCCATGCTTTCATGCGCGTTGCCGAGCGCGTCAAGGTCCACGAGCACCAGGCTTTCCTAACAGATGCAGCTCAAGCTTGGCACGCGGTACGTCAGGCGGTGGCACTGTGAGTCGCGCACGCAAGGACGGCGTCACGCCCATGCGCTGGTGGTCGGACTGGGTGGAAGATGGCGGTTCATACTTTCCTCCTGCTAAGCAGGACGGCTGCCACATCGACCTCGCAGCCCGTCGCTACGCTCACCGTCGTAACGCCGAGGCTCGCAAGGCCGCACGTCGCCCGCTACCCCGGCAGTACCCCACTGACACCTGACGTCCACTCCGCTTCGGCCGTACAACAGACACATGAACAACACGACGGCCACCGAGACCCGCACCGCCAACCTCTGGAACATCGACGGCCAGGATGCCAAGGAGGCGCTCGAGTGGGGCAAGTACACCGGCACGCTCTGTGGCTGGAAGTTGCGCACAAACGAGTGCAGCCTTGAGGTCGCCGAGGGCGGGATTCGAGGCCGTGCTGACGTGGACATCGTCGTCACCCGCGACGGCTTCGTGACCTGGTCCGTTAAGCTGAGCCGGTACTAGTCTCGCCGCGGGTTCGACGCTCGCTGGTGACACCCAGTCATAACCAAAGGAGTCAAATATGAGCGAATCGCGATGGCGGTTGTACAGGATTCTCGCTGACTGGCGGTCCGAGGTATCGAAGCAGATTGACAACACCTGCTACGGTACCGGAACTTACGTTACTCAGACCAATGAGTGGGCGTTGCTCATGGCACTTAGCGACGCGTGCTCGGCGTGTCTGAGCAGACGCTAGTCCTCGTTTTGCTCCTCGACCTCGAGTACCCGCACTCCCCGACGCTCCAACTCGGCTCGCAGCTGCTCAGCCGGCAGCTCGCGCACTGCCTGGAGCCCCAGTTGGGCCATCTCAGCCTCGTACTCCTCGTCCGTGAGCGGCACCTGACCTGCCTTGCCTGCCAGGAGCTTCAGCTTGGTGCGCTCCCTCTGCTCGGCTAGAAGGCCCTGCATGCCCTTCGAGTAGTTGGCCATGCTGCGGTTCCAGTCTCGAGTCGGTGAGCCAGCCTCGTTCACATCCACGGTGAGCGTCTCGAGCAGCCGCTGCCCCAGTCTCTCCAGGATGCCGAGGTAGCGCTCACTCTGGGCGCGCAAGCGGGTCTCGAGGTCAACGGCCATGGCTACCCCGAGCGTACCCCACCGCTATCTGACATTGGAAGCGGAGAGGCCGTATGGTCTGGGTATGAACAACGACGCCATCACCGCCAAGCTCGCTGCCGCCTCTGCTCTCCTCGCCGAGGTCCAGGCTGCGCTCCAGGCTCGCGACCTGAAGCCGTGGGACGCCGACAAGTCCACTCTTCTACACGTGGTCGCTGCTGGACTGGAGTGTCGCGATGCCCTGAACACCCACCAGGGCCGCTAGACCCGCGAAATCCCCCTCCCCGTTGCTTTTCGCAACGTCACTATGAAAAGTTTGCGTGGTGACTCCACTCCCAGTCAAGTGCCATCTCATGTCATGACTCGGTCATATTCGGTCACGGTTCTGTCATATCGACCTGTTTGGTGTTCCAGCTGACAGACAGCTTTTCGTGAACCTGGCTCTCTGTGTCTGCGTTCTCCACCTCACTGCACTCCAGGTCCGAGCAGGCGCCCCAGACGGCCGTAGCCGGGCGTTGGCCTCCACGGGCAGTGGCTCTTCCCTCAGAGCGCCTTCGGCGGCATCGGCTTCGCCGACCGGGTCGCTACGCTCCCCTTGCTCACAAGCTGGCACTCGCTGGGGCTGGCGCTAAGCATGGGCAGCACGAGCGCAGGGCAGGCGCCGTACATCGCGGCGCACGAGGCTCTGCATCTCAGGAGCACTGTCGCCGCGCTGTGAAAGACGGGACAGCGCCTGCCAGAGTGCTACCCGAGTCGTACCCGTGCGCTATCTGATGCTGAGACCGATTAGGCCGTATGGTGAGTTCATGAGCAACACCACCGGAACCACCTACCGCAAGAACGGCAACTACCGCGCTATCATGGCGGACGGTGCCACCGAGCCAGTGACCTACCTCGGCAAGAACCGCCAGGGCATGCACCGCTTCCTGTTCGCCGGTGGCCACGAGTGGACCGGCTACAACGCGAACGTGATCGAGGAGTAGCAGTGACCAAGAGGAAACCCTTCCGAGACCCATCAAGTAAGGGTGTCACCGCGGACCTGAAGTCCTGTGGATGCGAAAAACTTACGAGCGGTTGCCCCCATGCTGCAGGAGACGAGATCCAGGCCGACGTCTCAAGACAGCAACGACGGCTACTCCCGGAGTCATCTCTCCTGCCGAGAGCTAGACTCCGCCGCAATGCTAGATGGTGGGAGCTAGAGGCACGTCGTGGCTACCCATCATCGGATTCGAGTCTTGAATATGCCCGCAATCTTCGCTGGCTTGTCGAATTGCTCGATAACGGCGTCAACATCCGCCAGCCTTTCCACGTCTTGCTCAAAGTTTGTCCTGCAGCATCACCGCTGCCATAGGCAGCACACTCCGCTGCATCCCCTTCCACGAGAAACCACCCTCTCCCTCGGACGCCTGCTCCATCCAAGCCACGCTGAGCCGGCCTGACTCCTCGTGGACCTCGGTGACGGTCATAGGGCACGAGCCGGAGAGCAGGACTACCTGGTCGCCCACCTGGTAGTGGCTCACTTCGCCCTCAGCTTTCTGGTCGGCTGCTTCGAGCAGTACGCTGCCACTTTCGCCGCGACCTGCCTGTCGAGTTCCTCGTCGATGGGCAGAACCTCGAGCACCAGGTCTCGCCAAGCCAGGGCCTTGAGCAGGTTGTTCATCGCATCCCCCCGCTCGGACGCCACTCCTGCCGGACCTCACGGCGCTTCGCGTTGGCTGTGTCTACGTCGACCTCGGTGAGTGCGAGTTCGACCCCGGCACAGGCCTCACGCAGCTGCTGGGGCGTGGCCTGCTGTACGTCGCCTGGCCAAGTGAACAACTCTGCTGCGATGTTGCGAGCGCGGTCCAGGCGCCCGATGGCGAGGCAGTGCTTCAGCGCCTCGAGGTGGTTGCGTGTCTCGGTGACCTTCATGCGCTCGAGCGTACCACCGTGGTCCAACAGGCTGGCTAACCCATTCGTACCCGTGCCGTACCTGACGCGCAGCGCCGCGAGGTCGTACAACAGGGACATGAAAGCTCAAGAGCAAGTACGGGACACGTCAGGTCGGTACGCTAAGCACGCCACCTGCGAGTCCTGCAAGAAGCCAATCAAGGGCGAGCACATGAGCGACCCGGAGACGTGCAACGAGCCCGGTGGATTCGGCCTTCTGCTTTGCGCGCGCAAGAAGTGCATCGCGATGCGCGACGCGCTCCCAGTCGCCGACCGCATCGAACTGTACAGCGCGCTTCAGGTTTAACGCTACCCCAACGCTACCTCGGTGCTATCTGACGTCCGAGCCCAAGAGGGCGTACAAGGGAGACATGGACAACGCACTCACCATCTCGGTATCCGGCGCCAAGGCCTACATTGCTCGTATCACGGGCAAGGATACCAAATACGGACTCGCTCGTGAGTTCCTCGGGACCAGTGCTTGCATCGACACCGCTGGCCTCTATGAGATCTCCTCCCCCAAGGAGACCAAGTACATGATTGCTTGGATGCTCGACGGCCGCATGGTCTCGTGCTCCATCGACGAGTCTCAGGCTAAGCAGTGGTGCGAGTCCACCGACCTGACGTCCAAGGCTGTCGCTTGCGCCATTGCTAGCATGGCCTCCGCACTCAGCAACGCGCAGGGCAAGGCAGCCAAGCAGGGCATGGACGGACTCGCTCGAGTGAGCGCCAGCATGTCCAGATTGACTGGAGCCACCGACCTGTGCACGTATGGCTGCTACATCGCGGCGCTCGAGTCAACCATTGGCCGCCTGTCCGCACCGGACAACCGGGCCAGCATCATCCGCGCTCGACTTGCCGAGTTGGCTGCGGAGCAGGCGGCCCTCACTGCAGAGCTGGAATCCCTGACCTAACTCCATTTCACCGAAACCGCACTCAACCAAAGGACCAAGCCACCATGAAGAACCTGCACGCCTATCTAGTCAACCTCACCCCGCACGCGATCCACCTATACATCACGCCCGCGGGTGCATTCGCTAATCCATGCGTCATCAAGTCGGACGGAATTGCCCGAGCAACAGAGATCGTGGAGCCGCTTGAGGCCCTACACTGGTGCGTCTTCGGCGACTGCGGGATGCATGACAATGTCCAGTTGGTCCGCAAGCGCTTCGGGTCAGTCGAGGGTCTCCCAGATCCGATGCCGAGCGTGGCGTACATCGTCTCGCAGGTCGTCGCTGACGCCTGTCCTGACCGCGATGACCTGCTTGTGCCGCACGACATGGTCCGCGACGAGCAGGGCCGCATCATCGGGTGCCGTGGATTCGCTCGTCCAGCGCGCCAGTCAACCGTCGTCGCGACTCCGCCGTGCGACTACCACAGCGGGCAGCAGAGCCCCGAGGCTGGCTGCGGAGACTGCGCCCGCTAACCCAGCCATACCCCGGCGCTACCTCGACTCGGGCGATGGTCTGCCGTACAACAGGGACATGAACAAGCACATCGTCATCCCCGCCGGCTCGCTCCTCCGCCTCGACCTTGAGGACTCGCCGAGCCTGGCTACCCTCGCCTACGGTCCGACCGATAAGCACGCCCGCGACGGTCACCGAGTCGAGTCGAGCGGCAACATCTACCGCCACACCAACCTCGCCACTGGCCGAGTCTCTTACTCGGAAGAGGTCCAGTAAGCCATGCTGACCGCCGACACGGACACCGACGAGCAGATCCGCGAGCTGGCTATGATCATCGAGACCGCTGCCGCGCTCGCATCGCCGCGCCGCAAGCGCGAGCCGCGAATTCGCAGCCTGATGGCCAAACATGGTCAACCTGCGATGCAGATCGCGGTCGTTTACAACACGGGCAGCGACGAGTCACCTCCAGGTTACCGAGCGTGCACGCGCAACAATCTGTGGCTAGACGACGCCGAGCGGCTGCTCGGCTTTGTAGATATCGACGCGAACACCAGGGGGATCGACATCACGACGCGCTGCGCCGAGATCCTGAACGCCAGAGCCCAGGGGACCAAGTAACATGGCGACCTACAGCACCGAGTGCCTCATCGACTGGCCGTGGTCCGGACCGCATCAGGTCCCCGCGGTCGTGACGTACGATGACGAGAAAGGACTCGAGGATTGCCTGACGCTCGAGTCGGACGACATGAGCGGCGACCTGCTCAGCCTGCCCTACGGGGACGCGGCCGGCGCCGAGCACGCCTACCGCTCGGGCTGGGTCATCCACATCCCTACCCCGGGCGAGACCCAGCGCGAGATGGACACCGACCTGCGCGTCGCACTCCGCGAGCACCACTGGGTGGTCAAGTGAGCAGGGACTGGAACGTCGCGTGCCTCGACTGCAAGTCAGTTGACCGCTACAACGACGCCAATCACCGCGAGGAGTTGATGCGCGCTATCGCCAAGAACTCATCAGCCATCGCCGCACTGGCCCCACTCATGGCCGAACTGCCGCACGGGGACATCGAACTGCGAACGTTCTACGGCTCAGTCGACGTTGACTGGCACGTCAGGCACAACGCGCACAAGCTGGTAATCATAAGTGAGTACGGAGACCTCGAAGACCTGGACGGCTCGGAACTTGGTCGCGTCGACTGGGCATGGAGCGAGTTGGGATGACCCACACCACCAGCATCGAATCGACCTGCGCACCCCAACCGTTCCGCCAGGTTCATCGCTGGGTCTGCTCGTGCGGCGCAGAAGGCAAGTGGTCCAAGAGCATGGCCACCGCCGAGCACAACGCGATGCAGCACGAAGAGAGCAAAAGGTCGTGACGCTCACACAACTCATCGCTGCACTTCTCCTCACGGCATCCCATGATATCCCGTCTCCAGAGTCACATCGACACTACGCCGCTCGGCGGATTCTCTGCCAGTGCATGCGCGGCTAACCCACCGCTACCTAAACGTCGGCACCAGGTGAGCCGACTCAAGGGCCATGACGCCCATCACCTGCACCGTCGACCACGAATCACTCAAGCTCGACCAGTCCGCCTGGACCGCGCTGCGTCACATCGGCGACATGCGGCTCGAAGCCGACACACTTGAACCCGAGGAGCGACTCGAACTTCGCAACTGCGCTTGCGGCACCACGCTGGCCAAGCGCATCAAGTAACCAAGGAGAGACACATGGGACAGTATTGGAAAGTCATCAATCTCGACAAGAAGCAGTACCTCAACGGCCACGACCTCGATTGCGGACTGAAGCTTTGGGAGCAGATTGCTAACCCGCGTGTAGGTCAAGCACTGGTTATCCTGCTTGCGGCACAGCCGGAGAGGCGCGGAGGTGGAGATATCGAGCCTGACCCCATCATCGGCTCGTGGGCCGGCGACCGCATCGTGATGGTCGGCGACTACTCAGAAGACGAAGACCTTCCATCGGTCCCGGAGTTCGGCAGCCTGTACGCGCACACCTACCCCAAGAACGAGACCGAAGACGGCGTCGAGCCCTACACGAACGTTAGCGCCAACGTTCGTCGGGTACTTGACCGAGAGTTGAGTCGCTAACCGTCTACTACCCCACCCGTACCTCGACCAGCGCAAGATGCGGCCGTATGGTGAGTACATGAACAACAACGATAAGGCCATCGCGACCGTTACCGTCATCTCGTCGACCGCCATCGATGGAGACAAGTTGGACCACGTCAGAGTCATCGAGCGCAATGGCTTCGGACTCGGCGAGCAGCGCGACTACTATGTCGCCACGGACGGCGGCGCCTTTCACAGTGGGTTCTGCACCGATGCAGTGACCGCGTGTGACCGCCTCAGCAAGCTGCGTGAGTACGGCTCGCACAAGGCGGCCGGCATCAGTCAGGCCCCGGACGGAATCTGCAGCGAGGCCGAGATGGCCGTGGCGGTCGGCCACTTCGACAGCGGCCTCAAGTTCCGCGACGGCGGCGTCTGCGAGCACGCGGTCCGCACCGGCTCCGCGGCCGGCCTGAACTCCCCTGAGTGGGTCGTGGCCTCGTGGCACATCGGCGCCAACAACCTCTGGCGCTAGCCCATCGTCTGCAGCAGCTGCCGCGAGATGGCAATGGTCGGCGTACCCGTGTCGTTCGTGGTCGTGAGCCGGCACCGCTGACCAGCCGGCACCCGGTGGCGCATGACCAACGTGTTACTGCTCACAAGATTCAGTCCAACCGTAAGCGTGCCCGTGCTTTCGCTGCTGACCGTCTGCACGATGGTCGTTGGCGTGGTCGCTGTGTCGCACAGCAGGTCGACGTGACCAGCGCTTCCGCCTGCCAGACTGAGGGCGGTGGCAATCTTCACGCTGACCGACAACTCGGTGTCGTGCGTCGCGTCAAACTGCACAGCCGCTCCATTTAGCGTCAGGCTGGGCGTAGACGACGAGATGACCAGCGCCCCTGCTCCGGTGGCACCAGTTGCTCCGGTCGCTCCTGCGGGGCCTTGGAGCCCAGTGGCGCCCGTAGGACCGGTAGCTCCAGCCGGACCGGTCAGCCCCTGGATGCCCTGCGGCCCCTGTGGACCCTGTACCCCGGCTGGACCAGTGAGCCCAGTTGCACCGGTCGCCCCTGTTGGTCCCGCAGGTCCGGTGGCACCAGTTGCACCAGCGGGGCCGGTGGGTCCGGTTGGGCCCGCTGGCCCCTGCGCGCCCATCCCTGCGGGGTTCGGCGTCCAGCGGTTGTCCAGGTGCGTTGCGTCGGACTCGATGACCCCTATGGCGGCGATCGTGGCGAACGATGCCTGAGAATTGGGGCCGAACGGCCAGTCGACTCCATTGGCCTCCTTGAAGACAACCAAGTTCTGTGAATCACTGTTGAATCCGCTGATGTACCCGGCGTACGAGTGCGTCGAGTCGTACCGGTAGATGATTGGCATCCCAAGCACAGGCGTGGTGACTGCCTGCTCGGTCTCGCCGATTAGGTTGTCGCGCGGCAGGTCCTCAGTGCAGGCGCCGAGGAAAGCCAGAAGCAGAGCAAGAGATGTTCGCATGGCGGCATGCTCGCATCGTGAGGTCGTGCTCGCAACCAGAACCGCTACCCCATTCGTACCCGTTCGCTACCTGGACCAAGGTCGATGGCGGTCGTACAAGAGAGGCATGACGAACACGAACCGCAAGCCCTCCCTGCTCGATCTGATCATTGCTCGCCGTGACATGCTCCACGCCCAACATGCAGAGCTGCTTGCTGCCGGCAACCGCTTTGCTGCCGCAGACATGGCCGATGCCCTTCGGTTCGCCTGCGCTGCGGCCAACGACGCGCTCATGGGGCGGTGCTAGTCATGTCGACCTACAGCAGCGGCGACGCCATCCTGAACCGCTTCACGGCCATGTGCGACGTGTCAGTGGAACGCCCCATCTGCTCGGTCGCCTGGTTCGCGCTTGCGGCTCGAGCCCAGTTCGCAGTCACGCAGGCGACCAACCCGGTCGTGGTCCAGCAGCTGGTCAACATTGGCATCGAGGCCGAGCGCTGCGCCATGGACAGCATCACGATGGGCATCTAACCCTGGATGAGCAGGACCACAGCCTCTTTTGGGCTGTGCACCACGACCGCTGGCTTACCGCGCCACTTCTTCCACCAGGTCACCTGGGACGGAGTGAGCTCGCGGTAGGCCTCGTCATCGTGCTTGCCCTTGTGGACCTGCCTAGCCCCGGGCTTCACGTCCTTGACCTCGACCAGCGTCAGGATGCCCAGGTAGCTGACGACTAGGTCAGGCACGCCAGCCCCATCCAGTTGCGCCACGTGCGCTCCTCTCTCCTCCAGTGCTCGGATGATGGCGCGTTCGTTGGCGTCACGCTTGCGGGCGAATCTCATTGGCGCAGGCTAGCGCGTGGCTCTGTCCGTCGACTCCAGAAT